TATTTTGTTAGTATCATTGTATATTATTAATTTTAAAAAATAAAAAATGAGTAAAACTTTAGATGCAATTTTATCACAGTATGAAAAAAATACTGAAGATAAAAAAACTACTACTAAGTTGTCTAATGAAGACAGACTTAAAAAGTATTTTAGTGAAAAATTACCCAAAGGAGTAAAATCCCAAACTAAAAGGTTTAGGATTTTACCTAACAAAGATGGAAGTAGTCCATTCACTGAGGTATATTATCACGAAAAACAAGTTAACGGTAAATGGGAAAAAATTTACTGTAACCATTTAAACGATGGTGAACATTGCCCATTATGTGAGGCAAAAGACGCTCTTTATGAGGATGGTTCTGAAAGGGCTAAAAAATTAGCAAAAGAATTTATTGCTAGAAAATTCTACGTTGTTAAAGGTATTGACAGAGACAATGAAGAAGATGGTGTTAAATTTTGGAGATTTAAACATAAATATACTGGTGACGGTATTATGGATAAAATCATTCCTTTATTTAAATTAAAAGGTGATATCAGTGACCCTAGAGAAGGTAGAGATATTATCATAACTACAGGTAAAAACGACAAAGGTTATAGTGTAGTTAACTCTATTATGGCAGATGATACATCTATTCTTACAAAAGACAAAGAAAAGGCAAATGATTGGTTTAATAATGAAGAAACACATAGAGATGTTTATTCTAAAAAACCACAAGAGTATCTAGATATTGTTGCCACAAATAAAACCCCAATTTGGGATTCTGAACAAAAGAAATTTGTAGCTGAAGAAGACAAAGAAGAAAAAGAAACTGCGTCTTTAACTGAAGAAATCAATATGATGAAATCAGAAACTTTTAAAACAAAAGATTTAAAATATACTGATGATTCAGATGACGAAGATGAAGATGACGATTTTTATTCTACTAGTTTAGAAGATGACGATGATGAATTACCGTTTTAATAATAAAACATGTCTAAAACACCATTAAAGAAAAAAGCTTCTGATTTTTCATCTATTAGAAAAAAGTTTTCCTCTAGTGATAAATATAAAGAACAAAAATACTTTGATCTAGGGGAAGCTTTCCAAAAGTCTACAGGATTACCAGGTCCTGCTATGGGTCAGATAAACATGCTTTTAGGTCATTCGGACACTGGTAAAACAACTGCACTTATTAAAACTGCGGTAGATGCGCAGAAAAAAAATGTTTTACCTGTTTTTATAATTACTGAACAAAAATTTAGTTTTGAACATGCTAAACAAATGGGTTTAGATGCTGAATATATTGAAGAGGTAGATGAAAAAACTGGAGAAGTTAGTGCATATTGGGACGGTTTTCTTTTATATAAGTTAGGGTTTGATTATATTGAACAAGCTTTTCATTATGTAACTGAAGTATTGGATGCCCAAAAAAGTGGAGAAATTCCTTATGATATAGTATTTTTATGGGACTCAATAGGTACAATCCCTTGTCAAATGAGTTTTGAAGGTAAAGGAGGTAATCAACATACTGCAAGAGTTATTTCAGAAAAATGGGGTATGGGTTTAGCTCAAAGAATTACTTCTTCGAGAAAAGAAAGTTTTCCTTATACTAATACTATGATTTTTGTAAATCAGCCTTGGGTGGCATTACCTGATAATCCATTCGGACAACCTACTATTCAACCAAAAGGAGGTAATTCTATTTATCTTTCTTGTGCATTAGTATTCTTATTTGGCAACCAAAAAAGTTCTGGAGTTTCTAAACTTTCTGCCACTAATAAAGGTAGAAAAGTTAATTTTGCGATTAGAACAAAAGTAGGTATCCATAAAAATCATATGAATGGTTTAGGTTATGCCGATAATAAAATATTAGCAACTACACACGGATTTATAGAGGATGATAAAAAATCAATTGATGATTACAAATCAGAAAACAAAGATTATTGGGCAGAAGTGTTTGATACTGTTGGTGATGAGGATTCATTTGATGTTGTTGAGGAGAACTTTATAGAATCTCCTGTTGATTATTCTGATGATTGACTGTTTAACCATTAAATGATGGTTTGTGAAAATCCCAAATAGAAAAACAAAAACATTTCAAAAAACACTTATTGTAGACGGAGATTCGTTAATAAAAACCGCCTATCATGGAGCAAAAGATCTTTATTATAAAGATACTCACATAGGCGGTATTTTTCAATTCCTTACTATGATTAGAAAACTTATAAATGAATATAAGTTTGATAAAGTATATGTGTTTTGGGATGGACAATTTAGCGGTAGGTTAAGGTATGACATTTATGAAGATTATAAATCAAATAGAGATAAAGATTTTTATAATGATCAACCACCATCAGAAATAGAATTATACCTACAAAAAGAAAGAGTTAAATTTTACTGTGAGGAATTGTTTATTAGACAATATAGTGATGATATTGTTGAGGCAGATGATTTAATCGGTTATTATATAAAAAACATTTCAGATGATGAAAAAGTTGTTATAATGACTAATGATAGAGATATGTGTCAACTAATTGGAGAAAGAGTTGGTATTTACGTAATTAATTTAAAAAGGATAGTTACTAAAGATAATTATTTAGAACATTTTAATCATCACTATACTAATTTAAAACTAATTAAAATCATATCTGGTGATGTTAGTGATAATATAAAAGGTATCACAGGTGTAAGTGAAAAAACTTTATTGAAATTTTTTCCCGAAATTAAAGAAAAAACTTTGACATTGGAATATATTTTTAGTAAAATTAAAGATATACAAAAAGATAGAAAAAGTAATTTAAAATCGTTAGATAATATCATAAATAAAGTGACTAAGGGTAAACAAAAAGAAAATATATTTGAAATAAATCAAAAGATAATTGATTTAAGTAACCCTATCATAACAGAAAACACAAAATCAGATTTAGATTATTTAATGTCAACAACAATTGATCCTGAAGGTAGAGAAATTAAAAATGTAATTAAAATGATGATGGAAGATGGTTTAATGATGGCAATACCTGGAGGACAAGATGGGTATTTAAATTTTCTACAACCATTTCTTTCATTAATAAAAAAAGAAAAAAAATATTATAACAGTTTAAAATGAATACAAATATGAAAAATAGTTATCAAAGTTACCCATATGAATTCTTATTTATGATTAACGGTAATCCTATTGTTGGAAGGAATTTCCCAATAAAAAATTTTAATAGAGAAAGTTTAAGTTCTTTAGATTTAAAAGATGTAATAGATGATGTAGTAAATGTAATTAAATTACATTTTAAAAACAATACTTATGAGTATTTGTATAAATATTATAGTTATTTTGCAGAAAATAATAACAATGAAGAATATGGAGTGAGAGACATTTACGAAAATGAAGATTTTTTTACTTTCCAAATAAAAATCAATAATAGAGTAATAATTAAAAAGATTTTCACAGGAAATGATTTTCCACCAAAAGTAAGATATGATGTAGATATAAGAAAAATTATACCTAAAATCATTGAAATCATACAAATAGGATTAAGTCAAAAAAATTATACAAAAAATTATGGTGATTATGACTTAACTAAGATATTTATTAATAACCAAATCTAAAAACGTTATGGCGAAAAATGAAAGTTCTAATTTAGGTTATTTAGGATATAGTTTCCAAATAAAACTAGTAAAACAATTAATAGAGGATCAAAAATTTTCAGAAAGTATTATTTCAATAATTGACCCAAATTATTTTGATAATGAATATATGAGATTAGTTGTTGCTAGTGTTAAAAACTACTATGAAAAATATGAAACCATACCGTCTTATGATACCATCTTTAACCTTGTTAAAACAGAAGTAAGAAGAGAAATTACCAGAGAGTCAGCAAATGAGTTAATTAAAGAAGTTAAAGATTCAGATAATAAGGATTGTTTACACACACAAGACGTTGCCATTAAGTTTTGCAAACAACAAGAGCTTAAGAAGGCTACTTTAAAAATTCAGAAAATTTTAGATACTGGAGATTTTGATAGATATGATGAGTGTGAAGAAATAGTTAAACAAGCTATAACTGTGGGTACAGAAAAAGACAATGGTGTGGATGTTTTTCACGGAATTAAAAACGTTTTATCTGCGGATTTTAGAAACCCTATCCCAACAGGATTAATTGGTATAGATAATTTAATGGGTGGAGGTTTATCAAAAGGTGAGATAGGAGTTATTTTGGCGGCGTTTGGTGTAGGTAAAACTACATTGATGACTAGAATGGCAAATACTGCATTTAAGATGGGTAAAAATGTTGTACAAATATTCTTTGAGGATACTACAGAAGTTATTCAAAGAAAACATTACACATGTTTTACTGAAGTACCTTTGAGTGAATTAGAAGACAGAAGTGATGAAGTAGAACAAAAGTTATCTAATTTTCAAGAATTACCTGGAAATTTAATTTTAAAAAGAATGCCTAGTGATGGGACAACAATACCACATATTAGACAATATCTTAAAAAATTAATTTCTAATGGTATTAAACCTGATGTTATTTTCTTAGATTACATTGACTGTGTTCAGCCAAATAAACAATTTAAAGATGAATTTAGTGGTGAAGGTAATGTAATGAGACAATTTGAAACTATGGTATCTGAATTAGGGGTGGCAGGATGGACTGCAGTACAAGGTAACAGAAGTGCTATTGGTGCGGAATTAGTAGAGGCAAATATGATGGGTGGTTCTATTAAAAAAGGACAGATTGGGCATTTTATTTTATCGGCAGCTAAAACATTGGATCAAAAAGAACAAGGAAGAGCTACTTTAGCTATACTTAAATCTAGATTTGGTAAAGACGGTGTTGTATTTGAAGACATTTTATTTGATAATGGTACATTAGTTATTGATACTAGTGATAGTAGAGATATAACGTTATTAGAACATGATAAATTGTCTAAGAAAAAAGATTCTAATTTTATACAAGAAACTTTAAACAAAAAAAGAGAATCACTTAATTAAAGTAAAAAAAATAAAAAAATGATGAGTTACAAATTAAGTCATATAGGAATTTACACACCAAAAATTAATAATAAAAAAAATTAAAAAACTATTAAAAAATGGAATTATCAAACAGAATTTTGTCTGACATTACAGTTTATATGAAATATGCAAAATTCTTACCAGAAAAAAACAGAAGGGAGAGTTGGGAAGAATTAGTCACTAGAAACAAAGAAATGCATCAAAAAAAATACCCTAATATTAAAGATGAAATTGAAGAGGTATATAAATTAGTGTATGATAAAAAAATATTACCATCAATGAGAAGTTTACAATTTGGAGGTAAACCAATAGAGATATCACCTAATAGGGTATATAATTGCGCATATTTACCTATTGATCACGTTGACGCATTTTCTGAAACAATGTTTTTATTGTTAGGTGGTACTGGTGTAGGGTATTCAGTTCAAAAACATCACGTAGAAAAATTACCTGAGATTAGAAAACCTAATCCTGATAGAAAAAGAAGATACCTTATTAGTGATTCGATTGAAGGTTGGGCAGATGCAATTAAATTATTAGTTGAATCTTATTTTGGTGTAAAATCATCTACACCTATATTTGACTATTCTGATATTAGACAAAAAGGGGCGTTATTAGTTACTTCAGGTGGTAAGGCACCTGGACCTCAACCTTTAAAAGATTGTATACATAATATTAAAAAAGTATTAGATTCTAAAAATGATGGTGAAAAATTAACACCTATTGAAACTCACGATATTATATGTCATATTGCGGACGCAGTATTGGCAGGGGGTATCCGTAGAGCTGCATTAATTAGTTTATTCTCAGCGGATGATAATGAAATGATTTCTTGTAAGTCTGGAAATTGGTGGGAATTGAATCCACAAAGAGGTAGAGCAAATAATTCGGCAGTTTTATTAAGACATAAAGTTACAAAAGAATTCTTTTTGGATCTATGGAAAAGAATTGAATTAAGTGGGGCAGGTGAACCAGGAATTTATTTTTCAAATGATAAAGATTGGGGAACTAATCCTTGTTGTGAGATAGGTTTAAGACCATATCAGTTCTGTAATTTATGTGAGGTAAACGCTTCAGGTATTGAATCACAAGAAGATTTTGAAAAAAGAGTTAAAGGGGCGGCGTTTATTGGAACATTACAGGCTGGTTATACTGATTTCCATTATTTAAGAGATGTATGGAAAAGAACTACTGAAAAGGATGCACTTATTGGTGTAGGTATGACAGGTATTGGATCTGGTGTAGTTTTAGGTTATGATATGAAAGCTGCGTCTGAAGCGGTTAAAGAAGAAAACGAAAGAGTTGCAAAATTAATAGGGATTAATTCTGCAGCTAGAACTACTACAGTTAAACCATCAGGGACATCATCATTAGTTTTGGGTACTTCATCAGGTATACATGCTTGGCATAATGATTATTATGTTAGAAGAATAAGAGTGGGTAAAAATGAAGCTATTTACACATACCTTTCTATTAATCATCCTGAATTGATAGAAGACGAAATTTTTAGACCTCATGATACTGCAGTTATATCGATACCGCAAAAATCACCAGAGGGATCTATTTTGAGGTATGAATCTCCTTTTGATTTATTAGAAAGAGTTAAAAAAGTTTCACAAGAATGGATTAAGCCAGGACATAGAGGTGGGCAAAATACTCATAATGTATCTGCAACAATTTCTTTAAAAGAAGAAGATTGGGAATTGGCTGGTGAATGGATGTGGACTAATAGAAAATTCTATAATGGTTTATCTGTTTTACCGTATAACGGAGGAACTTACCAACAAGCACCTTTTGAAGATTGTGATAAAGAAACTTATGAAAATATGATGAAATCTTTATCATCTGTAGATTTATCTAAGGTAATTGAATTACAAGATAATACTAATCTTTCTGGTGAGGTTGCTTGTGCAGGAGGAGCTTGTGAAATTGTTTAAGTTATGGATGTTAAATGGGGTAATGATGTAACGTTAACATATCAAGTATTGTTAGCGTTCTATAATCAAAGAAAAAACAATTAATAATGAATGTAGGTGCGTCAAAAGATTGGATCCAACAACTATATGTAAGAGAATTTGAACCTAAACTACAACCAAATGAATTTTATTATGATAATCAAGGTAGGATAGTGATGACTGAAGAGTATCATAAAAGAAGAGGTAGTTGTTGTGGTAGTGGTTGTAAACATTGTCCTTACGAACCTAAACATTTAAAAGGTAATACTTTTATATAATAAGGAAATCATTTCTTTATCCCTTTCTGTCATATCAACGCTTTTACTTTTTAAAATAGTATTTTTCTCATTTTCTTGATGGCAAAAACCTAAAATATGGAACATTTCGTGTCTTATGGTTATCGGAGTACATTTATGTTTACCACACTCTATAATATCTATATGAGTTCTACATTTGACTATTTTTTTACCAGCGTGATATATGTATGTTATTCCAGTAGAATTTTTTACATCTTTTGAACTCCAATCAAATAATTTTATGAATTCATCATCTGAAGTAAAATATATTACAGAG